ATGGAATCTACGTCTCTAACTGGTGGTAGATATCTTTCATTAAGACACATGCTGATGTGTATGGGTTTGCAAGTTTTATCCAAATTGGTGACCTCAATATCTTCAGTCACGCTATCAGTTATATAATCATAAAACATTAAACTGTCGCCTAAGAGATGGCTGTATACTTCTTCTAAGTTTTTCATGTTCAATCTCTTGTACTGTTTCCAAGCTGCTTGAAGATTGTGTACCTGTTCAGGCATGAAGTCTATGGGTTCATTACATACTATGCTGTTTAGGAGGTCTATAGCATCTATTACTTTTTTGACACTAATCCTTACTAATATTGTAGTTTCTAGCACCGGTGCACTCGCTGTTACGAACAGTCTAGTTAATCTCCTAGTCTTGCTAACATAATCTAAAGATGCCTTGAAATCTTGATTTTGAGATTGGTGGTAGAAGCTATAAAGATAAAGTATGGAGTGTTTAAAGCTTACGTTTTTAAAAACTTCTTCTAAATACATTTTTGTGGGCAAACTCTCTATTGCTTCCCTGATTTTTTCTATAGAGTGACTATCCCTCATGTAGAGCAAAGGTTTAAAACCTGGTGCGTTAAAATCTTCTCTATCGCTACCACCTAAAAATTTCACAGTCAGATTGAAATTCATCAATTTGTCAGAGTCATACTTGGCCAGCCTAGCAGAGTCGCTTAGTGAGCCCGAAACTAATGTCAGTAAAGGGTGTGCATACAGACCGCCGAATGCGCTAACAGGCCTATCGGAGTAATTGGGTATGTGGTAAAACCTTCTTATCATCTCACTGTACACTCTGGTGTTATAGAACGCCTCAGACAAAGTTGCACCCATGGTTACTAGCTCTATGGTTTTTGAATATCCTGCACTCACATCTGCAGCATAACCATTTAGTGTAGGAGAGAGACTGAAAGCAGAGAAAAACTTGGGTACCAATGGCAACAATTGATCATTTATGTACAAAATACTCAATAATTCAAAATAAGTCTCAGATGCAATACATTTTTTAGTTGATAACATATGATTACCCATCTTCAAATGGAGCTCATAATGAGCAAGAATGTCTGTTAAAACTGTCTTCTTAAAATCCTGAGTGGGTATAAGTATGTATCCACCGCTATCATCTGAGTGAGCTAGCATATGCATCACTATGTTAGTTTTGTGTCTGAAAGCACACATTTCTGTTATTTTTTCAATAGCATATTTTTGATTATAAGCATGCATTAAAGAGGAGAGGTAGTTAAAGATGCCCATAACAAAACTGTAAGGTAATGCATACGTTATTGTATCATATTCAGGGTTATGAGAGAAGTATTTGTGGAGGTGTTCATATTTTTTATTAGTCATGAAAACATCTGCCGCTTTTCTGCTTACTATAACTTCTTTTTTAAAGTAGCGTACTACTACGCAAAAAAACAAATCTACAAAGCTTTTGGGGAGTATTGAGGATAAACCTAACACAAAGTATGCATACTTTAAGAACATGGATCTAGGGCCCCACCTCTTGCAATCAAAAGAGAGTTTAATTTTAGTATACCTATTGCTTATTTTATTTTCAAATAATGTGTTGTGTATCATGCTTAATCTTTTGTTGGAAGGTGTGGATATTATCTCATTGTCTGTCATTTGGCAAAGCACTTTAAACATCTGCTCCAAAGGGTATTGAAAGCATTTGGCAGACAAATTCATGACGAAGATCTCACGCTTTCCTTTCCATTGTTCCTTGTCTACTATATGAAATCTGAATTGTGTGTTCCCTTTCATGTTGATGATATCTTTAAAGCTGACATCCAAATTGAACAACTGCTTTATTTTTTGAGTTAGGTGGTCACCAGCAGCGTGCAGGTCATTTAGGATTAGTATTTTAGATTGCTT